AGAATCTCAACTATCACTTGAGCAAAAGTGGATGAACGGTACAGACATTATTAACAATGGTCTGGATCAGATAGAAGGATACATGAAAGAGGGTGACTATAAAAACGCCAACGCTCAATGGAAGATTATACAAAACAATGTAAACGCACTACCTGTTAAAAATGCAGATGGTATATACAGTCGAAAGCTAAGTGTTAATAGAGCTGAAGAATTTATTCTTTGGGCAGAAGATCAAGTTGCAGATGCTAGATTTTTAAATAGAGGAGAGTCTGGTTTTTTACACGCTCAAAAAGTTTTACTAGGCATTGACGAAAACAATCCATACGGATACGAAATTGTAGGTGCTAAAGGTAAAAAAGATGCTAAACATAATAGAATCTCAGGTAAAAATCCTAATCATTTAATAAGGCTTCGTGATGCGTGGGAAAGAGCTGATAGTGCTAACACTACAAACATCGAACATGTAAATGATCGTAGACTACAAGCTGAAGCTATTATCTATAAAGATAGAATTAATAGTAAAAACGAAGACGGCAGCTCTTATTACGTAGATGCTAACGGACAGATCAAGGATGTCTTTTGGTCTGATTGGAAGGGTGTTAACGGTAATAAATATGCTAGACAGTATATGGCTGGTATGATAGGTTTTGCTGCTGGTGATGTAGACACTAATACACTCAACTCAAACTTAGTTCAATCTTTAAGACAAGGTAGAGACTTAGAAGCATACATGATATGGGCTTCATCTTACTCTGATGAAAAACAAAACATAGGTATTATAACTGAAGGTCTAAGAGAATTATCTTCAAGTATGGGTGTTGAACCAAACAAACTTGATAATGTGATAGCAGATCAGATGAAATCTACTGTTAATAAAGTTATGGAAGCTGACTCACTTGACTCAGTTTTAGATCCTTCTGGACAGCACAAAGCTAGACAGATGGCTGGTGCATTTATTTACGCATACAACAGCCCAGAGAATACTGGAACAACAGTTGCAGAAAAGAGAAGTTATGCTAGAGCAGCTCTTAATGAAATGCTTGGTATAAGTAACAACACTGGCGAAGCTATAAAGTTTGATACTGACGGCTATCGTGGTAGTGGTGAGTTTAGGCAAAAGCGAACAAAGTCAGGAAAGGTAATCTTTGTTAGAGATGCTGGTGTAACATATAATGGTACAACATCTATCGAAATCAACGATGCTTTAACTAATCAATTCGGTGCTAACTTAAAAGGTGATGCTAAAAACGAAGCTTTAAAAACTTTAATTAGTAACCAGATAGAGGACGAAAAGATAAGTGGTATAGATTTATATAACTTTTTAAATAACAAACCACATAATGATAGTTTTTTAAATCATCTTGAGAAAGATTTATTAGGTAATATACCTCCTAATAAATTTAAAAATGAAATAAAAGACAGTTATAGTAAACTAGCTAGTAATATTTTAGGTAAAGCTTCTAGCCCAGACAATGAGAAATCTCAGGACAAAGCACTACAATGGGGTGCTGCTGAGTGGTGTGAATCAGCTCTAGGTCCAAACGCTAGTGAGGTCTATGGTAAAAACTTAGATAGACAAGCTTTTGCTGTATGTATGCAGAATTTAAAAACTCAAGCAGTATCACAAGGTGTGCCATTATATCAACTTGTAATAAACCCCAACCTATTTAACAGACTTGTAAGACCATGAATGAAGAAGAACAAATAGCTAGCACGGGGTTTATGAATACAGACCCTTATCCTGATGAGGAGCAGTTAGAAACTAAAGATGGTAAACCTGTATTTGCTGCTCCTTTTGGTTATACATTTGGTAATAGCTCTGTAGACTTAAATGTCAAAGAGAACCATGATACCATGAAGGATGAGTATAACGCATACTGGAACTTACCAAGAGGACAAGAAAGAGATACAGCACAGGAAGCATTTAACCAAAAGTACTTTGGTATGTCTACTGATGAAGTACGAGCAAACCAACGTCAAATTAATTTAGACGCTAACAATCCAATTAAAAGATTAGATAATACATTTCAAGGTTTATCAGCCTATGGTTTAGGTGCAGCTGACTTTGTAATGGACGCAGCTGGTACTCTGATACCCGGTATGGATAAAGCGGACGACTGGTGGGATAAGAAAACAAAATTAGATAGTCCTACAAATCAAGCTATCAGAAGATTATCCTCTTTAGTTATACCCGGTATACTGGGTGGTAACGTAGTACAAGGATCACTTAATGCAAAGTTTGCTGGTGGTGCATTACTTAGTAAGCCATGGTTTCAAAAACTATTAGCTACTGGTGCTGCTCACGGTACATTAGATATGGGTATCACATACCTAAACGATATATCTGAAGAGCAAACAATGACTGATGACCTGAGTCAGATGTTTCCTAAAACATTCGGCCCCGGTGGTAGATTACCGTTAGTAGATTTTTTTAGAACTAACGAGAGTGATAGTCCACAGATGCGTAAGCTAAAGAATACACTAGAAGCTGCACCATTTGCTGCTGTCGGAAGTGTGATTGGTGGCTATGCTGATTTATCGAAAGGTAAAAAAGTCATGGATTGGTTTGAACCTTTAGATGACGCAGCACAGGCATACAAGCAAACAAATCTTGAATTTGGTGATGATACTGATTTACTAATACGTTTGCAAGAAATAGATGAATTACTATCTCTTGGTAATGAGAATTTAAGTAAAGCTGCACAAGATGTACTGATTAATGAAAAGATCGAACTTGAAGATCTTATAGGTCGAAACAAGAATATGGATGATGTTGCACGTAGAGAAGAGGCTATTCAAGAAATAGAAACAGAAGCTGCTATTGACAACAAACTTAATCCAGAATCCGATCAGCTCGAACTAGATCTTAATATAGACGGATTAGATCCAGACTTAAACTCTAATATTCTTGACGATGCTTCTAAAGCTAAACAAAGCATACCTCCCGGTAACGTAGCACGAAACATGGCTGATACTACAGCTATCAAGAATGGTAGTGACTTTTCAACAGGCGACCCTGCACCTATTATTACAGACTCAATGAGACGTAAAGGTCTTATGGTAGGACCAACATCACGTGGAGCTGTTATGGGTGTAGCAGAAGAAGCTAGGGATGCTGGTAGATTTAATGCTATTGTAGATGGTATTAGATATGGTACAAAAGAAATGAACGCAGCTGCTTGGGGTATATTTAATGATATTATATCAGTACCTACAGTAGATGACTTACGTGATTTATTTTCTACAACTAAAGACGTTAAGAACTTACTTGGCGGTTTATACAGAGTAGAGTATGCACCAGAAGATACAATACGTGCTACAGCATTTGCAATTAAATATTTATTTGATAGATTTTTAGGTAGACCTATTGCTGAATCATCTGCTCGAGTTATGGATACACTAGGTAGAGAAGTAGATACTCTAGCTGGTGCGTTAGATGAAATGGCTCCGTCCATTGATCGTAACCGTGCTATGGATGTTATCATAGGTAAGTTAGAATTTCTACTAGATGAGTATGCACTAAATAAATACATATCAGGTTGGCAGTTACGTAACAAAAACTGGTTTGACCAGACACCTCCAGCTAGTGCAAGAGAAGCTGTTGAAACATTAACAGAAGAATTTACAGAAGTAGAAAATAGTATACATGCTAAGAACAGAGCATTTACTAAAGAGTTAAAAAGATTAAAGAAAGAAAATCCATTAGTATTAAAACCTTTGCTTGATGCTTTCTCACACACAAACGGTGACGTAGACAGTCAAGTTAAGTTAATGAAATGGGCAGCAGATCAGATTACACCTCTAGGTTTATTAAGAAGCCCTGATCCTGAGAATATGAATTTGTTTGCGAAAGCTGTATGGGCTGTACGCTATAACAATATGTTATCAGGTATATCTGCATTTAATGCTGGATTAGGTAACAGCTTACAGTTACTTACAAAATCAATGACAGTAGCATACGGACATGCTTTAACAATACCTTTTAAACCAGTAGCAGGTTTTACTGGATTAAAACGTGCATTTTATTATAATACTGCATTATACGAAACTAACAAGCGAGCTGTTACAGACGCTTATCGTATGATGAAAAAGATGAATAATGATCCTCAAGCTATGCTAACAGCAGCTCGCAAAGATTATGTCTTTAAGACTGATAAAGCATGGAATATTATGGAAGACATGATTCCGTTATATGAATCACAAGGTAACTGGGGTAGAGCATATCAGTTGAAAATAGCATCTAACTTAAAGCAGTTAGCTGGTATGAAAGCTATGCGTTATGGTATGACTGGTATGGTATTTCCAGATGTATTTACAGCATCACATACTGCTACACATATATCACGCTTAAACGCATATACAGATGTTCTAGCCGATCAAGGTTTTCCAAACATGAAGATGCTTAAAGAGGCAGAACTTGAAAACTACTCTAAGTATTTTGACGAGGATGGCTTAATCAAGAATGATGTAGTTAAAGCTTTGACAGGTGATATAGCACTTAATACAGATGACGCTTTATCTAACTATCTAACTAAAGCAACTACTGCATTTCCCATACTAAAAGAAGTTATGGCTTTCCCACGGACAGCTTCTAACTACATGAAAATAGGATTATCTTATACTCCTGTGTCAGCTATACCAAATATGAATAAGTTTGCTAAGACTATATATGCAGTCTCAGAATCTGACATAGCTGAAGCTTTACTTGAGCACGGTATAGATATGTCTAAAACTCCCAACGCTCGTGTTATCTTTGAAGATTTACGTGCTGAGTATATAGGTAGACAAGCTCTAGCTAATACTCTAGTAGGTACATTATACGGATATGCTGTAGCTGGTAATATACGTGGTAATCTACATTACAACGCAAAGACAAGAAGGGATCAGATGAATCAAGGTTTAGAGCCTAAAACTATCTACGTTCCCGGTCTGGACAAGTGGGTAAGTTACAAAGGATGGATAGGTATAGAACATGTACTAGCTCCTCTTGCTGACTTAGCTATGTATATGAAAGATGCTGACGAACATCTTATTGAAAGCTGGCAATCAAAATTATCTTGGACTATAGGTGCTACATTCTTAAATGATACACCATTGTACGGTCTAGAAAAAGTATTCGATATACTAAACGGTAACGAACGTGCTTTCTCACAGTTTTTAGCTGGTGCTGCTAGTTCAATGGTCCCTTTAAGTGGTGCATTAAATGTTACAGCAAACGCAATACATCAAGCACAACGTAATATTGAAACTGATATAGGTGAGTTCTTTAAAAATAGACTTCCCGGTCTTAAAGGTACAGTACCGATAGCAATTAATCCTATTGATGGATTAGAAATTAAAGATGCACAGAATCCCACATTAGGTGCATTTAATGCTCTCAGCCCTGTTAAGTTTCATGATGAAGTAAAACCATATATGCAGTTCTTGCATGACATAAAATATGGAGGTCTTGGTGCTTTTAAATATGATAGTACAGGATCTTATGAATGGTCAGCTGAAGATCAAGAAAAAATATACAGGATTACAGGTAACATGAATCTCGAAAAAGATATCATGAGAATAGCAAACAGAAAAGATAATCAAGAAATAATTAATGATTTAATGAATCTAAGAAATGAATATCACCCCGGTAACGATGTAATTAAGTTAAAAGCTAGATTAAGTCCTGTTCATAGAGAATTAGATTTATTAATAAATAACGCTATCAAACTAGCAGAACTACAATATCTAAAAGATAAACCACTCATACAACAAGCTATTGTTAATGCACAATTAGCTAAAAATAGAATGAAGGAAGGTGATGTACAAGGTGCATCTGAACTTCAGAAAAAAGACGCCCAAATTAAAGAACTTATACAACACGGTAATTAACTTATGAGTGCTGTTACAGAAAACAACTATACTGGTAACAATAGTACGACAACGTACTCTTTCACATTCCCATATCTTAAGACATCGGACATCAAAGCAAGTCTCGATGGAGTGGCTACTACGGC